TTCAAAGATCACCTCTTTGACACATTCTTTAATAATCTTTTTTAGTTCTTTTCTATTCATTGATGATGTCATTTAATAGCCTATTAACTCTATCTTTCTTTTGAAAGATTTGTCTCACAGGGATTTTGTTCTCTGCGATTCTCATGTAAGCATCGGGTGTTGATGGGTCACTAACAATATCAAAGCAGATTAATTGAAAATCGTCTTGCACCATTGTTTTCCCGCCCCTTTGTTCTACTGAGCCGAGACCTCTTGATGAGATACCCAATTGAGCACCACCTTCAATTAATGATCTTAAGATCTTACCGGATGGAGTATCTAAAACTTTTAGTTTGCCCATAACAACTTTGCCTTCCATCCAAACATCTAACACTAAGTGAGATACGTTGTTAAGGTTAATAATGGAGGACTCTGGGTGGTCTAGCTCTCCCAAAGCTCTCATATCTTTTACTATTTGCTTGTAGTTGTCAATTTCCCTAGAAAGAACACCTGTTGGATAGACTCTACCATTGCCGTTTTGGCGGTCTCCTTCTTGAAGTTTGCCACTTAGAATCATGCCGCCCTCTGCAACATATTTCTTTTCTGACTCTGTTAAAAGGTCTTGGCAAACACCACCATCACAAAGAGCAAAGTATTCTCTTAAAAGTCCTTTGCTCATTCTGCTTCCCCTGTTGCTGCTGGCACTAAACCTAGTTGAGCAGCTATAATTGCATTAATCTGCTGTACTGCTGCTGGTTCAAGATTTAAAGCGTTTAGAGCGCTTTGAAGGGCAGCTACTTGAGTATCACTTACGTTGATCTCTTTAATAATTTTAACCAGCGCCTCGGATAATGCAAGTTGCTCAATTTGTTTATATCTTCTAACTTTAATCTTCATTTATTTAAGTCCTAAAAGCGGGCGCTACCCGCCCGAGCTAAGATCCTTTGCAGCAGTTGGTGGGTGGACGTAACATCCAGTGATTACTTACCCATGGGTTAAAACCTTTAGTCATTTTTAACTCTCCTTGTTACTTTAAAGCCATAATCATCGACAATCATATCTAAAAAATAGCTAGTTCCAGCACTCAACCAGCCCATTATTAATAAACTGACCAAGTTAGCCTCATATGTAAATAGTCCACTCCAAGGGGAAATCAAAAGTATAAGCACACCAGTCCAAAAACCCATGCAAAGAGGGCATTTAAATAGATCTCCTAGTTTTCCTTCCTTTGGTCTGATTGAATTAAATATAGAGCCGTATAAAAGAATGAGAGTTAGCCCATAAGAGGCTAATACAAACATTAGAAGTTGCATCTTAAATCCTGTAAATTAAACCATAGGGCAGTGAATTAGGGTCAATTGAGCCTTTTTTGGCTGCTTGGGGCACTTCACCTAATTCTGTGCTCTCTTCTGGTGTTGGGTCTAGTAATCTCTCTTCGTAGTCCTCTTCAAACTCTTCAGCGGCATTAAATAACTCCTTTTCGTCCTTTAAAAAGTTATATGTTGCCAACAAGAGGGCTTGAATTGTATCTACCTTATCATTAATTGGGTAAACAGCCTCTAAAGAGCCATAAACATTACCACCCTGAATGGAATCTTGAACAATCATGCCCAATCTCATTAAGTAATCAAAGTATTTGTCTTGTGATGGGTAAGGATCAATTCTTGTGTCCTTCTTTCTAAAAGAAACAACCTTGTTCTTACCGGGCATGATAACAATATCAAAAAGTGGGTGGTCGTAAATCAAGTAATCGCCATTTAAAGCTCTTCTTAAGTTTAAAGAGATTGTTGTGGGAAATTTAACATCAATCTTAAAAGGCTTTAAGGTCTTTTTAACTGCTATAGAGACTTCAGGCTTTATTTCAATCTTGATATCTTCAGCCATTTTTGATTTCCTCACTTAAAGATTGCATTTTTAAGATTTTCTTAATAATATCCTCGTTAATATATTGACCCTTGAACGAATCTAGTTCTTCTTTTACCTTGGCAATTGATTCTGTAAGGCTCTTGCCTTCTTCTGTATTAGCATATTCATCAATTGCTTCACGAATATTGCTAATCTCTTCGTTAATAAAGCTTTGTAGCTCTAGACCTTGGTCTTTAACAGACTCAATGTAAAGCTTTAAAAGAGTTTTTTGATTTTCTAGTAGATCACCATACTTGTCATTAAACTTCTTAGTGAAAATTTTGTAAACAGCCTTGCTAACTTTAGGGGCTGACTCTTCTAGAACAGCCTTGGCTGCGCTAAGCTCTGTTGCTAAATTACTCTCTAGAATTACTTTAGCTTTTATAGGCGTTGTTTTATTAAAGATTTGATAAATTGAAGCCAAGCTTTTGTAGTTTGGTACAAAGTTCTCGTAAACGTGCTTTCCAACAACCTTATTAATTTTGTTAATTAACTTTGTTTGTTCATTAAAGATATCTTTATCATCTAATGACTCTCTGCGTTTCTTGGCTTCTTCTAATACCTTAACAACAATATTCTTTTCGTAGCCATCTAGCTCTGAAATCTCTTTATAAAGCCTTAATTCTTGAGCTAACACCTTGGTTTTACCAAAATATTCTTTTAAGATCTTTATAATAGCTTCTTGCAACTCTTTATTGTTCTTTAAAGAGTTCTTTGTTAGTTCTGCAATTAAAGTCTCGTAAAGAAAAGCGGTATTTCTTTTCTTATTGTGATTTAGTTTCATCTTTCTTTTTCTCCAATGAGCCGATAAGCTTGTTAATTTCATCTGTAGCCATTAGCACAGATCTCTCTAATTCATCGTTATAATTAGAATTTGATTCCTGCATAATGCCTTTACCTACATTCTTTAGTTCGTGGTATCCCTTATGAGAGCGACGAGTGCCCCCTTGTTCTACACCAGATTTAGAAAGGTAATTCTTTCTTCTAGCACCCATATCTCTTTTATCTGTAGTTACAGGCACATACCATTTACCCTTAGATTTGTCGGTTGTTGTTTTTTCACCATCTAGAGTAGCTACTGTTACTTTGTAGGGCTTCTTGTAAGCGTCGTCATCGCGCTTACCAGCGCCTTCTCCACCAGGAGTGACTAGTAGTCCACCCTCGTCACCTCCAGCGGCTGGAGCGGGCTCTGGAGCAGCTTCAGGTGCTGGGCCGGCTGCTGCTTCGGGTGCTGGCGTGGGCTCTGCGCCTAACTCTGGTGCTGCCTCTAAGCCTGCACCGGCTTCACCGCCTAGACCTTCTAAGCCACCGCCTAGACCAAAGCCGCCGCCAAAGGCACCAGCCTCTGCTCCAGTTTCTACAGTAGCCTGAGCAATCTTAGCAGTTGCAGCTTCTATCTTTTTATCGTAGAACTTCTCTCTTTGGTTTCTAATGAACTCCTCTTCTGAAATACCAAAGACATTTTCACTTACCCACCTAGAACTAAAGATGCTTGTGGTTGCACTATTTGCAATCTCAAATTTAATTCTCATGTTCTCCATCTCTTGCAATTGGGCAATCTTGGATGGGTTTGTTAGATTAAGAGTGAATGAGAGAAGATCTTCGCCTCTATAACCTAAAGTGTAAAGGTGGACAATGCCTAGCTTTTCTAATTCACTTACTAAAGAACGTTGAACTCTTTGAATTGTTCTTGCAAAACGAATATCTTTTTGAGCTAGGGTGCTTTTATCTTCTGTGGCACCAGTAGCAGAATCTCTAACGACATAAGATGGTGGAATTTTAATAGAAGAAAGCATCTTGTCTCTTAAGTACTTAACATCTTCAATATCGTTAGTTCTTGCTTGACCGCCAACATTTTCAATTTTTGTACCGGATGCGCCACCTCTTACTGGAATGTAGTAATCTTCTTCGATTGAAGCTGGGTTGTAACGCAAATCAACTCGACCTGAGTTGGAATCTACCACTTGGTGACGCTTCATTTGAGTCATGACCTTTTGCATGAACTGCTCTACGTCTTCTGGTGGTACGCCGCCGACATCAACATAAAAAGCTCTGCGATCTGGTGCTCTTACAATTCTGTAAGCCATCATTGCATCTTCCATCATAGTTAGCTGACGCCAAATACGACGAGCAGGATCTAATACTGATGTTCCATAAGGAGCAAACTTATCGTTGCCTAAAATTCTAAAGTGAGCTACCTGCCAGTTCTCAAATGTTAAACCACCGCTGTTCCATTGGTACTGAATATAATTTGGGTTTGATTTATCTTCACCCTCAAGTCTTTCAACCTCTTGTGGTGGTAATCCAATAACAGACTTAATGCCTACAGAATCGTCGATGTCTAAGTAAAGATAAAAATCACCATACTTACACATGCTACGAGCATATCCAAAGAGGTTAAACTCAATATTTAAAATATCATAGTAAAGACTATGAAGGATTTCTTTAATCTCTTGGTTGGTGCAATTAATCTTTAACAGCTTTTGAAAGCCATCGTGATATGTAATCTCATCTGCATAAATGTCCAATGAGGTAGCTAGTTCTGGAGTATATTCCATTTGGTCAAAATCAGCGTATCTTTCTGATCTACTGATATTCTTAACCACATCAGACATTAGAGTGTCATACGGATTGTAACTCTTTTTCTTAAAGTCTTGACCGCTAGCGGTTCTGAAAGTGCTTGCATAACGATCAAGTCTTTTTCTTCTATCTTTTCGTATATTCTGCTGTCTGTAATTTACGATAGGACCAGAGAAAAGCCTTGTTAGTCTTTTAAACAATTCAGACTGATTATTTTTAGGATTTCTATTATTCTGTGCCATTTATTTTTAACCTATGAAGAAAGGTAAATTAATTACTTTCTCGTTTTTATTCTTTATAATTACTTTTTGCTCAGCATTTTTCATGCCAGTTATGCTAGTATTTAGTGTTGACCTCTTTGTACTGAAGGCTCCGAGCATTGCTTGGCTATACTGAGCCTCTCTTGTATTTGCTACAAGGGCTGTGTCTCTAATCCAACAACCGATTGCACAAGCCATTACCAAATCATCATTATATGTTCTCATAGCTTGAGCTTTGCCGTCTTTCCAAATAAAAGTTTTTAATTCATTTGCTAAGCGAAGAGAGTTAATTTTGATTACATCGTTTCTAATAAACTCTTCTAACTTTGCAATAATTAAAGGTCTTGTTTTCACTGTATTGGTAAAACCACAAACAACACCTACTTGCTCCTCAGCCAATAGTCGATCTACTTGTTCGTGAGTTGATTTTTTACTCCAATATAAATTAGGATGCCCCATTTCTTGTAATTTTGTAATAACTGAAAGACCAATTGAGTTGTTCTCTACAATCGTCAAACAATTTCCATATTCTTTTGA